CCCTCAAACGGCACGATCGGGACGCTGCTCGCCACGCTGAGCGGCGCGGATCTCACGGATGGCCAAGTCCGCCTCCTGCGCATCACGGGCGCTCAGCACCCAGACGGCGCCGACTACACCATCACCCGCGTGAACGCCGACAAGGCGCTCCACTACTCGATCCAAGGCGTCCCGGTCGGAAGTCAGGCGTAATCCATGCCCGTCCAGACCGAGAGCCTTTACCAGTCTTTCGGTGGCACGCGGTTCCCAACAACCGCCGCCGACGTCACCGACACGCTCGTCTCGCTCGACCCCGGGCGCGACCTCCTGCTCGAACTGTTCGCTTCGGCGATCAATTCGGAGCTTGGGGAGGTTTGGACGACGGTGACGGGGACGATGGGGTCGGATCACAAGTTCGCGGGAACTAGCCCGGTCCAGTCGACTCTCCCCGAAGAGCCGACCAAGCAAAACCTCACCTCGGTCAAAAAGAACTTCCCGCTCCTCGCTCTTCACCGTGATCCGGAAGAGGAAACGAAGTGGGAGCCGTATACGCTCGAGGTCGATAAGCTCACCCAGCAGTGGAAGCTCCACTACATTCTGGGTCCGCTCGACATCATCGATCAGCGAAAGCTGAAAGACATCGGGCAGGCGGTCGCGAAGATCGTCAAGCTGGTCATCAAGAAGCGCGGCCACCCGAGCTACCAGAGCGGGGCGCTCCAGTTCTTCGACGACACCAGCCGATTCGCTCGGGTCGACATGGTGAGTTCGAAAGGGCCAACCCAAGCCGGCTTCGGTGAAGGCGCCGACACGACCGTCTACTGGGCCATGCTCATCAAGCTCGAGACCGAAGAGCTCTCCTCCTTCATCGAAGGCTCGCTCGGTCCGGTGGACGCGGCTGACATCACGATCGGGATCGGTGGCGGCGAAGGCATTCTGCCGGACGGTATCCAGGCGCAGACCGACGCCCAAAACTTCTGATGTTCGACATCGAAGCGATCAAGCGCGGCCACAAGCGCTTCCTGGCTGCCAACCAGGCCATGATCGCGACCCAGGCTGCTGAAGCCGGGAAGTTCGCAGTGGACTACGTTCACGCGCACCCGACCTTCAAGCCTCGCTCGGGACATCTCCAAGATTCTACTCAGTGGCGCACGGTCAGGCTCACGTCTGGCCGTGTGCTACGCATTCAAAACACCGCGAAATACGCGGGTTTTGTTGAGGGCGGCACCAGGCCACACGTGATCGAAGGCAGGCCGCTTCGATTCGTTTGGAAAGGCCAGCTCACGTTCCTCCGTCGGGTTCACCACCCGGGAACGAAGGCGACCCGCTTCCTGTATCGGGCGACAGACGCCGCTAGCCGGATCCTTGGACAAGGACTCGCGAGCGGTATGCACAGGCTAGCCCGCAAGTTCTGACAACCACTCCGACGCGCCTCCGCCGTCGGCTCACTGAGGTTTCAAAATGAAGCTCCGCTTCTATGCGCGCGAAGACCAACTCGCGCGCGAACCTGGACAGCGTCCAGCGATCGGGCAAGCCGCTCGGTACATCGGACGAACCTTCGTTCCGGCGAAGAAAGAACGCCAGAACGGCGCTGATGTTGTCGTCGAGGCCGCGAGCAATCCCGCTTCGAAGGACGCCGCCGAGTTCGACTCTGAGCGAATCGACGCCGCCGATCTCGATGCGCTGAAGCGCCACGTGCGCAAGGGCGCAATCTGGTGTGCTGACGCGGAAACCGCCGCGTTCTGCGGAGCGACGTTCGTTCCGGTCGAATTCAAGGACGGCGCGTGGGGCGCCAAAGCGGCTGACAAGCCCAAGCGGGAGATCGCCTAATGGCACTTCAGATCCCGATCACGGGTATCGGCGCCGATTGGCGCGTTCCTGGAGCTTACGCTGAGTGCCTTTTCAGTCAGGGCCCCGCATCCGTTGCAGCCGGTGAGCGCGAAGTTGTGTTCGTGATGCCGCTGCTCAGCACTGGCACGTGGACCGCTGCGACGCTCTACAAGGTCGGCACGGAAGCAGACGCTGAGACTGGCGCTGGCTCCGGCTCGCCTCTGCACCGCGGCATTCGTAAGTTCCTCAAGGTCAACAAGGACGCCAAGGTCTACGCGCTTCCCGTTGCGGAGACCGTCAGCGGCTCCCCAATTGCAGCGACGTGGACCGCGACTTTCTCGACCGTTCCGACTGCGCGAGGCGTCGCGACAGTCACGATCCTCGGCGAGGAGTGCAGTTACGGCTACACGACCACCGATACGGTCACGACCATCGCCGCCGGCGTGAAGGACGCGATCAACGCGAAGCCCTGGCTTCCCGTCACCGCTACCAACTCGTCCGGTATTCTCACGGTCACCGCCAAGCTCAAGGGCGCCAGCCAGGGCACCGCATCCATCCCGGTCATCAGCGCCCGGGCATCGGTCTCCACCGGTACCGCGACGACTGTTGCCGTCTCCGGGGCATTCGTTGGAACTGGCGCCGCGGGCGTCGATGGCTCCACGACTGAAGCGGCGAACCTCACGACGGCGCTCGCCGTCATCGATTCCGTTCGCAAATACTACATCGTCATCAGCGCCTACGACGCGACCTCGGTTGGCCTTCTGAAGACCCACATTCAGAACAAGAGCGAGCCGCGCAGGGGTCTTCGAAGCGTCGGCATTGCCGCCTATCCGGGCACTGAAGCGAACGCCGCCACGATCGCCACGGGTTGCAACTACGAGCGTGTCCAACTGCTCGGGTTCGAAAACCCGGACAACGATTGTGCCGAAATTGCCGGGGCAATCGCGGCTATCCGTCAGAAGGCGGAAGGCACGGACGCGACCGTCAACCTCGCACAGTACTCGCTCAGTGACATCCTCAACAACCCGTATAGCCCCGCGGATTGGTGGACGGATTCGGAGCAGAACGACGCGATCAACGACGGCGTCTCTCCGATCGTCGGTACCGACAAGGGCCCGGTTTGGGTGATGAACATCAACACCCGATCGAAGAACTCGGCGGGTACCCAGGACGACTTCCGGGCCACGGAATGCCACCGCGTGAGCGGGTGCGATCTGTGGGTCGATGAGCAGCTCGCGGACTGGGCGCTCAACATGGCGGGCAAGAAGCTCGAAGCGGACGAGGTCCTGGCAAACGGGAAACCGAATCCGAATCAGACGCTCCGCCCCGGCGTGATCCGCGCGTCGACCTACCGCCCGAACATCATCTCGCACATCCAAGACTTCTACGACAGGTCGCACTTGCAGGACCTGACGGCGACGAAGGAAAGCGTGCGCGTCGTGAAGACCGGTTCGCGCCTCGAGTGCGGACTGAACCTCCACATCATCGACCACGCTCTACAAAGTACGTTTCGCGTCGCCGAAGTGTCGTCCGGCTGATCGCGCAAAACCCCTAGAAAAAGGCCTAAAAAGTGGCACTTCAAGACGGTGCAGCGCTCAAGCTGTTCATCAACGATTCGCCTGTCACTCGGGCAACAAACCTCAGCCGCGTCACCGATGCGGGTGTGGTTCGCATCGAGACCCTCGAAGGATTGATCGGCTTCACGAACGGATCCGGCTCGGTCCAGATCACGTTCAACTACCCGATCATGATCGAGGGCTCGGAGTACGACTATCACGGCATGGCTGCTCGTCACGAGTACGTGAAGATGCAGATGTTCGAAGGCCGCCAGTCGTATGCCGGAGTCGGCAAACTCGAAAAGGTCGAGTCCAGCCAGAGCGTCGGCGCCGCGAGCGAAGGCAATCTGTCCTGGACTGGCGAGCTGCGTGCGCCCGAATAGCACCTAGCTGAAAATCTGAAAGCCCGCGTCTCGGGAGGGTAACTGGGACGCGCGGTGAACGACTGACACGAGGCCCCGCTGCCCGTGCGCGAGAACCCTCCTCTCGTGCTCGGCTGCGGGGTTTTTGCATTGGGAGAGGCACATGGCGGGTCCGCCTGACGACGTCTCGGCCGCCGAGCTGTATCTGAAGCTCAGCGAGCCGAAGCCGAGCGAAGTTTTCGATTTTCCGCGCAAGGACGAGAAGGGGAAACCCGTCTGCCGCGTGCGCCTGCAAGTGCTGTCCGGGTCGCAGCAGGAAGAGGCGCGGATCTTTGGGCACAAGAAGCTCAAGGAGAAGTATCGGCTCAAGGAAGAGGACATGGGCGGTGTCACCATGCGCGAGGTCGCTGGTGATGCCGTGGCGCGGGAGCTCCTGGCCATCGCCTGCCGCTTCGAAAAGCCGATCAAGAACACCGAGGAAGACGACACGGGACCGTCTTACCCGCGCATGTTCCGCGACGCGAACCACGTCAACGAACTGACCTCGAACGAGATCCTGGTCCTCTTCAATGCGTACCTCCTGACTCAGGAGAAATACGGCCCGTTTGAGCGCGATTTCGAGTCCAAAGAAGATCTGGATCGCTGGGTGAAGCGCATCGAGGAGGGCGGCGCGGAGTTCCCTTTACTACATCTCTCCTTGCCTCGATTGGTGGAGCTGACCTCCTCGTTGGCGGGAAGGATATCTTCGCTCTATCGACTGATTGCTTCCCAGTGGTCGAGCTTGCCCGATTCTTTAAAACTCGACCTTCGGAACTTCTCCGAGGACATCTCGTCCTATGGCAGTGCGCCAGAAGAGCTCGACCCAAGTGGTTCGGAAAGCTCACCTGACGACGACATTCCGGCGTTCAAACAAGAACAGCCGTTGACGATCGAAGAAGCCAAAGAGCTTGCGCTGCGGCTGAGAAATCCGCGCGGTTCGCAGTAGACACATGGCGAGAGGAAGACCAGTCAAGCCCCGGAGACTTTTGCCGGATGACGGCACGGGTGTCCGCAAGGTTGGCCTGACTCGCGGCATGGTCGCGCTTGTCGATGCCGGCGACTACGAACGGGTCGCCAAGTTCAACTGGTATGCGTTCCCGTCAAACCCGCCCGGCAGGTTCTACGCAGTTCGCGGGGCCAATGTTGGCGGCAGGTACCGGAACATCTTCCTACACCAAGAGGTGACCGGGATAGAGGCGCGGCGCGTCGACCACGCGAATCACGACGGGCTCGATAACCGTCGCGAGAATCTGCGCATCTGTGGTCACCACGAAAATATGCGGAACCGACGCAAGCTCGCCAAGAAAACGAGCAAATACAAAGGCGTCAGTTTCAACAAGGAGCAGGGGCTCTGGTGGGCGCGTATCTCGATCGGTGCCCTGAACCCGAAGACCGGGAAGCGACGGCAGATCGTTGTGTGTCGGTCGGAGTCCGAGCTCAAGGCTGCCGCCGCCTACGACCGCGCGGCCCGCGAACACTTTGGCGAATTCGCACTGACCAACGGCGTCTGATGCTTTTGCGCTACGACATTTCGATCACGGGCGAGCAGAACGTTCGCCGTGCTCTCGCGTCGGTTGAGCAGCAGTTTGTTCGGCACAACCGGAACATGGCCCGGCAGCTCGGGGCAACCGGCGGCTCGCGTGCTGGCCGCGTCGGCGACGAAACCGCCAAGCTCGCGAGAGCGGCGGAAGCTCTAGACCGCCAACGTTCGCGCGCGCTCGGTACCCAGTACCGCCAGAAGGAGAAGCTTGAGCAGCGCTCGCACACTCAGGCGCTCAAGAACATCGAGCGCGAGACGAAAGCCCGTCAGCGAGCATCAGAGTCGCTGGATAGGCAGCGTTCCCGCGCGCTGATGGCGCAGTATCGCTCCGAAGAGCGCCGGGCGAGGCAGGACCAGGCCTCCCGCCGCAAGTTCTTTGAAGGCGCCTTCGGCAAGGTCGGATCCAGCGTCCGCGGATCGCTCTCAGCGGTCGGTCAGCTCGGCAGTGCCGCACTCGGTCTCGGTGGCGGGTTCGCCGTAGCTGGCGCGATTCAGACCCAGATGGCCGAGGGGGCGATGGCCTCCAAGCTCGCCAACCAGGCGGGCGATCCGTCGCTTAAGGGTCAGCTCCTCAAGGAGTCGCGCGGCGTCAAAGGCTTCACCGGTGAAGAGGTGCTCGGAGCGATGTCCGGGTTCGTCGGCAAGACCGGCGACCTGAATGCGGCTCGGGGCCTGATGCAGGATCTCTCGAAGCTGGCGCTCGCTACGGGCACCGACTTCGGCGAGATGGGCGAGGCCGCCGGCCAGGCCTTCAACGTCATCCGCGACACGATCACGGACCCGAAGGAGCAGCTCAAGGCGGTCAACGACGTGATGCGTTCGTTGGCCAAGCAAGGCAACCTCGGCGCAGTCGAAATCAAGGACATGGTCACCGAGCTCGCTGGGCTCGGGGCGGCGACCAGGAAGTTCGAAGGCGGCCCGGTCGGACTCATCAAGACCGCTGGCGCAATGGCCCAGGCGGCCGTGGCCCGCGGCGGCGCAGCAAGCGCAGACGAAGCCACGTCGGCGGTTACGCGCTTCTCCGACGACATCATCAAGAATACGGGCGGGGCTTTCGACAAGGCGGGCATCAACCGGTTCACGGATTCCTCGAAGACCAAGCTCCGGGGTCCTCAGGACCTGATGCTCGACATCCTGGAGAAGACCGGCGGCGACCTGACCAAGGTCAACGACATGTTCGGGATCTACGCCCAGCGTGCCGTGGGTGGGTTTGCGCCGCTCTACACCGAAGCCGAAAAGAAGCAGAAGGGTTCGGGGCGCGCCGCGGTCAAGGCGGAGTTCGACAAGTACGCCAATGCCACGATGTCCGACGCGGACATCAGTCGCGGCGCGAACTCACGGCTCGATGATGCTGATCTCAAGTTCAAAGAGGTCCTGAAGGACTTCAACACGCAGGTGGGCGGGACACTTCTCCCGATCATCACGGAGCTGATCCCGAAGTTCGCGGATCTCATCCCGCACGCGGAGCGACTCGCCGTCTACATCGGACGCCTCGTCGAGGAATTCGCCAAGGACCCGATCGGTGGCGTCGCGAAGCTGGCTGCGGCCAAGCTGGCGTTTGATATCGCGGCGAGCTCGGCGGGCAACGCAGCGAAACGGCTCTCGGATGGCCTCGCCAATGCCGCCGCTGGCATCGAAGGCGCGGGCGGAAAGCTCAAGGCCGCCGGACTCGGGTTCGATCTGGGCATCACGGCCGCGACCGTCATCGTGAGCGCCAATCTCCTGAGCTTCGAGAAGATGGAGGCCGACGCGACATCAAGCGGCAAGGCTCTCACGCGGATCCAGGAGCTCAAGGACGCATCGAAGACGCGAGCGCTCACCCCTGAAGAACAGTCCGAGGCGCGCGACAAGGGGATTCAGATCGACAAGACGCGAGCCGAGGCCGGCAAGGAAGGGCTGCTCGAGTCGTTCGGGAACATGTTTACGCCCTACTACATGGAGCCGCCCGCGGGCGAACAGGGCGGACTCGGCACCTCGATGTTTGGGGATAGCCGCATGACCAGCAAGAAAACACAGGAGGGCATGTCCAAGACCGCCGAGCAGGCGCTCCAGGACATCGCCAAGAACACGGCCGCGATGGCCGCCAACGGTGGGCCAAACCGCGGCAACGCGCCGAGCTCCCCGACACCCACCGGCAAATAGCCCATGCCTGACGAATTCGACAAGCTGCCCGCGTTCGAGTGGCGCGATCAGAAGTACCCGATCTCCGCGCGCGATGCGACGTTCACCCAGGACGGCATCGAGCACAAGATCGAGTATCGGGACAACGAGTTCCTTGAGCAACTCGGCGCCGGATCCCTCTCGTTCACCTACACGCTGGTGATGCGGCAGGGCGTCGCAAAAGGCGCCTACAAGGACCTTTTCGTCAAGGGCTACCCGCTGCTTTTCGCGGCGTGTCGAGACCACGAGGAGGGCGTTCTTGTTGACCCGTTCCTCGGTGAGTTCGTCTGCGCCCCGAAGCTCTGGAACGACAACACCGACTTCAGCAAGCGGGATGGCGCGGACGTCCGCGTCGAGTTCCGTCACTCCCCGAAGATCGACGAAGCCGAGGATCTTCGCCCGATCACGATTCAGGGCGTGGTCGACGAGGCCGGGAAGCTCGACGAAGAGATCAAGAAGGTCGACTGGGAGCAAGAGCCCAGCCCCGAGCCGATGTCCGACGTCATCGACGCGATCACGGGCGTCGGCGCGAAGCTCGAAGCGAACGCCGGAAAGGTCGACGCGGGTCTGAACGATCTCGCCTTCAAGTGCGAGAAGCTCGACCATCAGATCGACAGGCTCGAGAACCCCAACGTCTGGCCGCTCAAGCGCTCCGCGCGTCGCACCCGTGCCGCGGCCCTGTCGCTTCAGAAGCGCGCCAAGGACCCGAGCAAACAGGTCGTGACGGTGGTCAACAACTACAACCGGACGCTCCTGGTGCTCGCTCAGGAGGTCGGGATGACGGTCCAAGAGCTCATCCTGCAGAACCCATCCTTCGCGTTGTCCCCCTTCGTGCTCGCGGGGACGGCCGTGAACATCGTGAAGAAGAAGCGTGCCGCAGCTTGATACCGGGCTCACCGTTCGGTTTGAGCTCCTGGGACGCGAAGAGACTCGGATCACCGAGTGGGAAATCGATAGCTCGTATCTCGTTTCGACGGACGGCTTCAGCTTCAGCATCTACAGCGAAGACCCGGACGAACTTCGGAACCTAGAACTCCAGCCGGTTGAGCTCATCGTCCAGGGACAAAGCCAGGGCTTCGGGCGCGTTGATATCACCGAGATCGGCGGCAAGGGTGGTCGCGAGGTTCATTGCATGGGCCGCGACTACATCGCGGACATCGTCGAATGCAACGTCGACCCTTCGGCGAAGTTTGCGGACGGGACGGTCCTGGCCGATGCGCTCCGGGAGATCGTAACGCCCTGCGGCATCACCAACGTCTTCGGTCCTGAGGATGTGGCGATGTCCGACGTCCGGACGGGAAAGCATACGTCCCGCGGCAAGAGCAAGCGCCACAAGATCAAGGTCACGGACGACTACAAGCCCAAGCCGGGCGAGGGCATGTATGAGTTCTGCAACCGGGTAGTAGCTCGCCACGGGGCGACAATTCAGCCCGGGCCAGCGCGCGACACGCTCATCATCGACCGTCCGAACTACCTCGGGCCACCGCTCTACAGCCTGACGCGGACGACCGACCCGACGAACCGCGCAGCAAACAACGTCATCAGCGCGACGGCTCGCCGCGACTACTCGAAGTTCCCCACGTTCGTTCTATTCACGGGCACGCAGGGAAAAGCTGGCAAGGACGGATCGGGGCTGGTCGCATCGTTCGGAGCGCTTCAGTTTCCATACAACAGCGAGATGGCCGGCATCCTGAGTGCCGCCCTCGCGCCAGCGCGGCTCAAGGCTGGCGAGCTTCAGGAAAACCCCGGGATCCTTTACCGGCTACTGCACCACCGGGATCTCGACGCCCGCAGCTCGCTCCAGCTCTGGAACAACGCGTTCCGTGCCTACTCCGACCGCACCAAAGACAGCCTGATCTACACGGCGACCGTCAAAGGCCACCGAGATCCACGAAGCGGCGCGCTCTGGGCCTGCAACACCATGGTCAACGTCAACGATTCGATCTGCGGCATCAACGAGCCGCTCTGGATCGCTAGCCGCAAGTTTGCGTTCCGCGGTGGCGCGACCACTCAGCTTGAGTGCTGGCGGCCAGAAGCTTTCGACCTGGGCGACGTGGAAGAAGACAAGGGAAGCCCGAAGCTAGCGAAGGCGCCCGAGCAGCATACGACGCAGACCACCACCACACCGCCGGCCCCGCGAAACCGTGGCAGGGCGTCATGAGCGATCTAGACCTTGCAATCCTGGGCTCAGCGAAGCTCACGGAGGAGTCTGTCCCCGTCTGGCAGGCGAGTGTCGAGGCCGCGAACGACAACGATGACACCGACGCTCTCGGCGAGATCGATGTTTTCCAGTCACTCGGCGTCTCCTCTCTTCCCTTCCCGAAGGACGATAGGGGATCAGCGCAAGCGATCGTCGCGCGCAACGTTGGCGGCAAGAATGGCGTGGTCATCGGCGCCCGCGACAAGCGCTGCGCGAAGATCGTCGGCAACCTCAAGCCCGGCGACACGGTTCTACACTCCACCGATGCGCAGCTAGCCGCGCAGGTCCAGTGCAAGGGCGAGAAGCGTCAGGTTGTTTGCGCGACGAAGGACACGCAAGACAAGACAGCGGCGGTCGTGCTCGACGGCCTGAACGACAAGTACACGGTGGCGGTCTTCGGTCACCTGTTCGAGATCAGCCGAGAGAACGGGTTCTCGTTCGTTCACGAGTCCGGAAACGGAATCACGATTGGGCCTGAGGGGACGCGGATCATCGGCCCGATCCTCCACGCGGGAATCCCGCCCGGGATGGCGCTCGTGGCTGCTCTGCCTCAACCGCAAGTCGTCGGGCCGCTCACCAACCCACTCGCTCCGGTACTCGGCTCCGGCTCGTGACGACCCTTGAGCTGCTCGTTCGCGATTCCGCGGATCGCTTTGCCGATCCCGACGGTGGTCATTCCGTCGCTGCCACGGATCCCGCTGTTCAGCATCGATCTCGACATCGAGCTGCCACCGCTGCCCAAGCTGGCGCTTCCGATCCCGACCATCGTTCTCCCGTCTCTGCCTAGAATTCCGCTCTTCTCGATCGATCTCGACATCGAGCTCCCGCCACTCCCGAAGCTCTCTCTACCGATTCCAACGATCGTGATTCCGCAGCTTCCGCGGATCCCTCTTTTCTCTGTCGATTGCCCCTTCGATTAGGGGCAGGTCAGCGGGCACTCGTAGCCGGGCGAACCGCCAACGTGGGCGACCTCGACGCGAACCCAAACTGGCCACGCGGGCAGGTCGAGTTGGATCTGTGGGTAAGTGAAATTCCCACCGTCTACAGTGCTTGAGACGATCTGACAGCCGCTCACTGGTTGCGACTGACACCCGTCCAGCACGTATCCGACCCCTGAGTCATCCATTGACGTGAGGCGCGCGCAGGCCTGCTTGCTGACTCGTATCTCGAACCCGCGCTCGACTCCGGCCCAGGCGCACGTATTGCACACGCTGTCTTCGCCATTGAAGAGCAGTGTCGTGCTGTATTCCGAAGTTCCGGTGTACCAGTTGCAGTCGCATTTCGAGCCGGTGTCCACGGCATCACAGACGTCCCCGCAGTCGTAGGCGAAATCAGAGGCCGGGTAGTCGCACGGGTCGCCATCGGGCGGCTGAGGCCCTGCGCCACCGAGACCACCGCCGCCGACTTGCTCTTCGCCGCCCGAACCAGCTTCCATTTGCAGGCCGCCACCAGATCCAGTCGTTCCGCCTTGTCCCGCGGAAGACGCGCCGGGCTCGCCGCCTTGCACGTCGGGGGCTGCGCCTCCGGCGCCACCTGTCGCGAATTCCTCGAAGCCGCCGTCGCCGCTCTTCTCTCCTGCGTAGCTCGCTGCCGAGGTGGCGTCTCCGCCAGAGCCGTCGGAGCCGCCAGGCGCACTCGGTTCGTCTCCTGAACGTGGGCTCTCGCCTGAGCACGACCAAGTGCACGAGAGAGCTGTTGCGAGCGCAACCGCGAGGCGCCTCAAGGCAGGAACTCCTTAGGCGAGCAATTCACATCGGCCCCAGTCTTTGCAGCCATGCACTTGATCGACTGCAGGCTAACGAGAGAATCGTACGTCTTCAGTTTCCAAGTTAGGGAGCTGTGGTCACGAGCCCACAAAATCCCCATGACCATGAAGACGCCTCCGCCCGCAACAGCGCCCCCGATGAGCGCGCTCGTCCATTGAAACTTCACTGCTGATTCCTCCCGAACACCAAAGTCTAAGGCTCCCGCCAGCCCCTCGCAAATGCCTTCTCGGAACCAGCCAGAAAGCGCGAGTTTACGCCGGGCGTTGGCGGCTACCGAGACTCGTTTTCGCGCCTACGACACTCGGCTTGGAGCGCCGCTCCCCGCTCCCGGAACAAGTCCTGGAAGGCCTGATGCGGGGCGCCCATCGGCAGCTCCAGCAGGATCGTGGTCGCGATTTCGAGAAGCCGCGCGGCGGCTCCTAAGTCGCGTTCGTCCATCGCCAGCATGCTCTCCAAAACGATGAGCGCTTCGTTCGCCGGGTGCTCGTAGGCGATCCCCGACTCGAACGCTCTGAACAATCTGTCGCGCGCCACGCTGACTAGCTCTGCTCCATTACGGAGGACAGCGGCGTGAGGCGACATCCCTCGAAGTCTAACCCATGCCTCGGTTTGGAACAGGTCCATTTGGGCTCGGAATTGAGCTCACTGAGACAGATCC